GGAAGATGCGCCACCTCGCCTGACGGAGTCACGTGGACAACACAAACTTCTTTTACAACTGCCTTTGGTAGTGCTAACACTGCTTATGCTATCTGTTGGTCTGGTAGTTTATTTGTAGTTACAGGCGGTGGTGCAACCTGTATTGTGTCTACGTCCACCGACGGTATTACCTGGACTACCGCTAATGTTATATGGACAGGTAACGGTGGTGGTAACGCAGTATGCTGGAACGGTACAGTGTTTACTGTATTGGGCGGGTTACCAGGAACGATAGTACAGTGTTACACCTCGCCGGATGGAGTCACCTGGACTTCTAGAGTCACTAACTTTTCTAACGGTGCTTGGGCAGTAGGTAAAGGCTTATGCTTATGCGCTGCTGGAACTATTTTAGTAGCAAGTGGAGTAGCCTCTGGCAGTGCTTCGCTAGCTACTTCAACAGACAACGGAATCACTTGGGTAAGTCAATCTAGTGCCTTTAGTTCTGCTATCGGCCTGCCTACGACGCCATCTTCAATATGTTATACAGGAAGCAAAGTAGCTGTTATAGGAAACTCGAGTAGCGGTAAGTTTGTATTTGGATGAGAACATGTCATAACGTATTCAAAGTTTATTGTATTACAAGAATTTTAACATGGAGAATCTTTAAATGTCAGAATATACGCAGTTAATCCAATGGGGAACTAATGCGGGTCCTCAGATCGTACGCCATTCTCTTAACACTAGCTTGGAAGACAGCTATTCGTTTCAGTTCGAAGTTCCTTCGGCGGTGGGCGCTTTATAGTTTGCATTAGTTTGCAAGTGCTAATTTAAAAGTGTTAAGATGTTCGCAAGAGTTGTTAGTTACACTGTTCATGGATTCTAAATCTATATTACTAGTATTATGATTACATACTAATGTAAGTGCGTCAATTGACGAATTTAGTAATCCCAAAGATTGTAATATAGATGCTGCATATTGATCAGCTAATCCTTCGTGTATATTACGTCCAAATTCAGGTACTTGCTTATACGCATCTACTTTTACCCGCGGCCACAAATTATGTGCTACGATGTGACCTGTTTCGTGTGCTAATAGCATTTCTTTTGCTAAAGTTGATACATGGTTGCAGATGTATGGTAGAAAATATATTGTGTTATTGTTTGAGTCTGCATACCCAATAGTGTTATAGAAAGTATCTGTAGTTAGAACTACTTTAATAGGTAACTTATGACTAACCAATGATTCCGCAACAGGTATAATTTGATCTTCAATGCTTTGGAGTTCAGAAGTGCAATTATTTTCTGCAAAAACAGTACCAGAATAAATTAATAATGAAATCAATAACGTACTAATCTTCATTTTTAACCTCTTTGCTTTATTTAATAAATGTATTATACGCTAGTTTAATCAAAAAGTCAAGATATATTTTCTGCTCAGATAGGATAAATAATGTATATATTGTAGTTCACATGTAGTATTTGGAATTTTAGATTCAACATAAATAATAGATTAGTAGTATATCAACGGAGAAAACTATGAGACAGTTAAAAAAGCTATACAGATCAGAATACACAGGAGAGGACATTATTACTGAATTAACATATTCAGGTAAAGAATGGAGCCCGCATAGAGAATGGATTGGTAACTCTGTTATTAATAACCAAATTTCGAATCAAGCGGTTGTGATAGGTAATGGTATTTCGCGTAAAGAACTCAATTTATCAGCTGTACTTGACCATTTTGGTGGATTATTAGGTACACAGAAATTGCAAACATACGGATGTAATGCTTTATATCGTGATCATAAACCAGATTTCTTAGTAGTAACAGGGGAGTTCAATGAAATGGTTAAAGAGGTAGCCGACAGTGGTTATTGCGATAACAACGTAGTTTATGCATCTGCTCCTCATATTCAAGATTATCCCGGAAAGTTCTATTTAATTCCGCAAGATATGGGATGGAATTCAGGTTCAACAGCTACATATATTGCAGCATTTGATGGACATAAGAGAATCTACTTAGTTGGGTTTGATGGACAAGATACTGTTGGTTATAACTACAACGTATACGCAGGAACAGATAATTATCAAACAGAACGCAATGCAGTAACTTCAACTGAATTCTTTAATATTACTATGAAAATGGTGTTTGATACGTATTCTAATGTAGAGTTTATTAGAGTAATGCCTACAGCAAATTCATCTATGCCAGAAGAATGGAAATATTGTGTCAATTTACGTCAAATAGACTTTAGAGAGTTTACATTAGAAGCTAATATTTAATAACTTATAGGCAAGTAACAATGTTACTTGCCTTTACTCGAAAGAGTAGAAAGCCCAAGTGATCTTTACAGTCGTGCGGTAGTTCACAATAGCCGCTCTAATGTAGAAATTTTATCGATTATAACCTTAAATTTGAAGGTTTGCCATACGCCAGGTATTAAAGGTCTAGGGTGATCTAATAAAGGTACCCATGTCCATCCTCTATGCTCATGATTTAGTCTTGGTACAAACTCGTCGTCTACTAAGATTAGAAAAGTATAATAGACAAACATACGGTTATCAGATGTAAAGGTTTCTATAGGTATAATTTTATTATGACTTAAATCTACACTTAGCTCTTCTGTAATCTCTCTATATAGTGCTTCGACAATACGTTCGTTTTCTTCAACTTTACCGCCTACAATACCCCATGTACCAGCGTAGCGTAATCCATCCCTTAGTAAAAATAGATATCGTTTGGTTTTTTGCGAGTATATAAGGGCTCCGGTTGCTTGTTTAACTTTGTCGGTTGACATATTATTAACTTGCTGTACTTAATACAATGGACCAAGCTCCTGCGGCGTAAGCTCCTTCTATACTCTTACTCCACGATTGGTCTTCTGGGTTCCACTTAAACTGTAAGCCTGACTTTAGGTTCATAGTATATTTGACTTCTTTCTGACCGTCAACAGCAAAAGCAACAAACCACCTATTGCCGTTAAATTCAATAATGTCGTTAGCTTTAGCTACTAAATCTGTTCCGTCTTTACCATGCCATGCTTCGGCTCCTGTAATATTGTCAAGTGACCCTATATCATTGAGTATTAAATATCGAGTACCGGGTAAGGCGTTGATATATGTTGAGTCCACTGGCATATTAAAAGGATCTATAATGGCATTAATTGGGGGTATAGAATTTGTTGGTATAGAGTTTGTGTATGGTGTAAATAACAATAAGTTGCTATCAGAAGGATAATACGACACAGTACCAACAACTATATTGCCATTTGGTTGTTCTAAACGTACCTCCGAAGACCCGTTATGTAAATGCAGCCCGCATAATTCAACATACGCTTGCCAAGATATAGTGGTTGTTGATGATCCTAAATCTAAGTATATATCGTTGGGTGTATTTACAACCCTATTACTTTGATCATATAAACGCAATGTGTTGTTATGGTAAATAACTCCGTATTGTAACGGTGTTAGTACACGTTGACATAACATAGCTTCGGTTGGAATGTTAGTAACATCAGACGACATTTGCCCTGCGGAGTCATATATACTAGTTACTATTTTTTGTATAACACCCATCTTTTTAACATTGGCAGGTAAACTTATCCATATAGGCATAGTAAATGTAAGACTAGCAATGTCTATATCAGTGGCTCCCATTGCGGGTACTTGTCTAGAAGACCAATTGGTATTCTCTAAGAATACTACACTTAAACTAGTCCAATCGATATAATTATCTGTACTTTGAATTTCTAGACCAGGGTTAAATAACGGGCATATCTGTTCTAATAGTTGTAATTTTTGTGTTGTATTACTTGTCCAAATATCTACTTTCATTGATAACTTATATGGTGCAGGCATTACACGTTCTACTGTAAATGCGTTACCTTGATTTCGGTCCCATGTATTATTACTTGGGTCGTAATTGCGTTCTCTAATCTGTAGTTTATCTACAAAATAAGGATCTTGTATTCTACTACGATCATATTCTAATGCACTGATATAACATGCAATAGCAGGTACAGACGGCATCGTATTTTCTGAATTACCCATGATGATCTGTGCAGCTTGTCGAGAAGAATCGCCGTAATAAACAGGTACTTGTTGTAGTATATTCTTTCCGGTGGCATTAATGCCAAATTCTACATTAAAGTGGCTCATTAGACGTATGAATTGTGTTAGAAAACGCCTAATTTGAGAATCATAATAAAAGTTTTGCATACTGTATTTTCCTTAAATATCGGCTTTTGGTCTTAATGCCTGCGACAATGTTTGTCTACTTGGAATCGTATCCCCGTTTGCCAGTGTTAATGTATTAGTGTTATTAACAAAGTTATTACGCATAGTCTTGTTGTTTGGATTACCATTATCTAAATTAGTTCTAACAGAATCTTCCATCTTAGCCCATTTCTTTCCGCTGTACCTAAATAGCCGATTTGGTAAATAATCCAAACGTAAAAAATAATCTCCTTGATTTGGATTTATTGGAAACGTGACCCCAGCACCAACTGGAATTCCGTTTGGCGCCAAACCGTCACCGGATAAGTATGCTTTTGGGTTTGTTCTTTGATTTGGACTATATATTCCGGTATCAGCGGAACTAATTATGGCATCTGCTGTATCAACGGAAACATCAGAGGTAACATTACCAACGGCGGGGTTATCGTTTACGTCTACATATTGTCCATACAAGTTACTAACATCGTATCCGCTTGCCGGCACATCCTTATTTGCTTGTTCTATTATTGCTTCATTTATGCCAATATACTTATTATATGTACTCATCAAGTCTGCAATTGGATTGCCTTCTGCAGGAATAGATGTCCCCATCGGCCCTAGTGTATTAGTAACATTTATAGTTTGCAGTATATCTTGGTATTCCTGCGAGTTTGCCATGGGGTTTAGCTTAACACGCCATAAATGTGGGTACCATGTAGGAGAAAATCCTTCGGCTGTCCACGAGCAGTCGCCAACTACGTAGAATCGTTTTAGTGCTGTAACAGCATCTAATGCAAAGTCGTCTTGTAGATGATAAAACTCAATAACGTCACCGCTCATAATTCTTCGCCCAAGTGTCTCAACCATGTCATTATGATGGAAGTTAGCAATAACAGTTCCGGTCTGAAGGAATAATCCAAATTGAGATAGGTCAAAGTCGTTTTCGGTTCTTTGGTAATGTCCACGTAATACGTATACATCTTCGTCATATTTTCGATTACGGTTCTCTAAGAATAGCACATCTTGTATATTAGTTGGACTCATAGTATCGTAATTTGGTTGTGTAGCATCGCCGGTGTTTTGATTTATAGTTCCTACATATTTATGAATACCAAAGTCGGCTCCCCCGGCAGTGAACATGCCGCGTATTTGGTTATCAAAGAACTTGTAATTGTTAGATTTTTGAGATTGCCACAATGATAGTTTTGGCATTATAATTTCCTAATATATTGTTATTTATGTATATTTTAATTTAGATAATATATCTTGACATAATATATCATTTAGCGTATAATAGTTATATTAAATAGCGAAAACATGTAGAAATGGCTAAAGAATATACAGTAAGTTTACCACACTGTTATAATGTATTAGATACCATAGAATGGTGTGAAACTATATATGGGCCGTGTTTTAAGAAATGGAAATATTCGCTAAGTAAAGAGTGGAAATTCACATTCAAAAATAAACATAACGCATTACTTTTTCGGTTAAAGTGGATCTAATAATGGAACCTATAAAAAATGCATTAGAGTGGTCAAAAGTCGAAGATGAGCTTCGAATGCGAGTCAAATTAGTAAAAGATCAAAAACTCGTAAGCCAAGCAACCAAAATGTTAAATAACTTTGAGGCAATGGTAACTAAGTTATCCGTATTAGAAATGGAAGCAAGGAGATCAAATTCCGGCAGTAAACGTAAAGTTAACGAACAACTCAAGTTAATTAATAGTGAAGCTATACAGTTTGACTATTGGTTAGTAATGTTAATGATATCCTAAAATGATAGATAACGATAAACTGCCCTATCGTATTAAAATAGATATAATATATGGAAGACATATCTGCGAGAAAGCGTTTAGTTATTGTCTGGATACTTTTGACGTTAGAGATGAATCTACATGGAATGTTATACTTGATGCCAACTACGGTGAATACGAAGGATTTATGATATTTGCTTTTGCTAACGGAGAAGATGCTATTCTCATTAACTAATCAGTTACAATAGGAAAAATTATGACATATAAAGATAAAGCAATCGAAAATGATATAACAAATTTTTATCGAACGTTGAGGAAGTTTCTACAGATTAAAGAACGAGATGTCCCGTACTGTGCATTTGTCAAGGGTAAATTACTTTCTGGTGTAGATACTAAACATCGAACACGTAGTGGAGTTAGGTACAATAGATTGTTAAGATTGCGTCAACGCATAAGCAAATAGGGGAATATAATGGTAAGTAAGAAAACGGTTACAGTTGAAAATGCTAAATTTGTTCCAAAGTTAGACGTGTCACAAGAAAACAAGCCTAAAGTAAAAAAAGTTAAAAATAAAGGTGTGAATATCTCTATATATGAGTTAAAGCACGTAGGCGCAGAGCCAATCTGGGATTATGATAAAGCTATAGATTTTGATACTGAAACTTTTGAGAAGCAATTACGCCAATGTATTTGGTTCTATAATTATTTTTATACGTCAAAAGATTTGAAGAAACAAGTTGATGCATGGGTTCAAAATAACATGCCAACCTTATCTAAGCAAGAGTTATCGTATTATATTATGTCTGAACCAGAATGGACACCTATGACAGTATGTAGTTTAATTAGAGCACATGCACAAGGTATGCCGATGCGAGAAAAGTATAAACTATACATCGTTGGTAAAATTAAAGATGTTATATCTCGTACAGCTAAATTACCTGATGTGATTGAAAAAGTAGAAAAGAAAGTATATGTTCCTACAATTCAAGATCGTCTCAATGAGAAAACAGCTAGTATTATAGGAGAAATTGAAGGTCAAGTAGATAATGTATTTCGTGGTAAGCCCGCCACTGATATTTATCAACTTATAACTGATAAAAACTTAGCACAACTTCAAGTGTGTAAAGTAAAAGCTAAGTTTCAAAAACAAATAACTGAGTTAGCGGATTACTTAGAAGCATCAAAGAGTAAAGAAAAAACAGATGAAGAAGAACAGTTAACTGAGGCTTATGGTCATTTAACTAATATAGATGTAAAGCGAATAAATTCATTTTATATTAAATTAATGTCAGATCTTGACTCTTATGCAACAATAAAGAAACAAGCTAAAGCTACCAAAAGAGCTATTAAGAAACCAAAATCTCTTAATAAAGAAAAAGTAACAGCTAAAGTTAAGTATTTGAAAGAATCAAAAGAACTAAAGATGTTTAGCATTACGCCAACAGCTATACTCGGATCATCGGTTTGTTGGGTGTATAACATAAAATCTCGTAAGATTGGCAAGTATGTTGCAGATAGTCACACTGTACTTGGCATTAAGGGAACATCTATCACAGGGTTTAGCGAAACAGGTAGTGTTCAAAAAACGTTACGTAAGCCAGAGATACAGTTGCTTGCTTTTATGAAAGCAAGCAAAGTTGAGTTGCGTACCTACTTAAAAGAAATAAAGTCGGTTGACATTAAACTTAACGGAAGGTTGTCCGAAGATATACTGATACTTAAAGTTGAATAATAAGAATTAATACCAAAAAAGGATAAATACTCTTATATTATTAATATAGGAGTATTTTCTATGACAGGACCAGGGCATATTACAATAGACTCTGCATCAATAGTACCATTATCTCAAGCACACAAGGACATTATTGAATACATACAACTTAGCTTGGGTTCTCAAATGGTTGATATAGAACTTGACCAGGAACATTATATGATGGCAATCAAGCAAGCTCTTATACGTTATAGACAGCGAGCAGAAAGATCACAGGAAGAGTCATATGCATTCTTAGATTTAGTGCCAGAAACACAGGAATATATCTTACCTAAAGAAGTTATGACTGTTAAGCAGATTTATAGACGCGGGTTAGGTGGTTTAAATGCATCAACACAGTTTGAACCTTTTAGTTCTGGATTTCTAAATACTTATATGCTATCGGCAGGACGTATTGGCGGACTAACTAACTACGAATTATTTGTGGATTATCAAAAATTAACAATGACTATGTTCGGTGGCTACATCACATTTAACTTCAATGATGCAACTAAGAAACTTGTGATCCATAGACGTATGCCCGGAGAACATCAAATAGAATCCGTAATGTTACATATATGGAATTTTAAACCAGACCAAGTTATTCTAAATGATTATAAAGCATTACCTTGGATTCAAGATTATGCATTAGCACAAGCAAAACATATGGTTGGAGAAGCTCGTGAACGATTTTCGACTATTATTGGTCCAGGTGGTGGAACACAATTAAATGGACAAGCAATGAAGACAGAAGCTAAGGAAATGATGGAAAAACTCATTATTGACCTAGGTCAATACGTGGATGGAAGCCAACCGCTAGGATTTTTGATTGGTTAAATTTTAATACATGAGTTCTTGATTATTTAAATAGTTTCCTATAGTATTATTAGTATGATTAATAATAAACAACATCAACAGAAGAACCTTTATCTAGATCTTGATGCCGTAGTTGCTGATTGGGAAAGCGAATACACTAAGTTATTAACAGCCCACGAAGCATATAAAGAGGAAAACGGACACTTATCAGATAAATTATGGCAACGTGTCAGAGAAGAATCTCGGTTCTACCTAAACTTGCCGTTAATGCCTGGAGCAAACGAATTAGTTAACTGGGCAAAAGAGTATACTACTCGTAATAACATGCGTCTAGCGTTCTTATCTGCTATACCTCATAATAATGATATGCAGTTTGCTATCTATGATAAAGTCAACTGGTGCGAAAAACACTTTCCTGGTATACCTGTATTCTTCGGTCCATATTCAATAGATAAACAGACACATTGTAAATTGGGAGATATATTAATTGATGATCGTCATTCTAACTGTCAAGAATGGCGCCAGGCTGGCGGTATAGCACATCAATATACTAATTGGGCAACGTGTCAAAAGTGGATAACGAGAGAGCTACCGCCTGTATGAAGATAATTAAATCTGGGTTTAGAAACGTTGGTTTCACTTATGTAATCGAGTTTGATTTTGATTATATTAATAGCACCGTAGAAGATATAGAAATTGAAGTTAACAATATTTGCGAATGGGTAAGTAATACGTTCGCTGAGAACTTTGTAGTATTAGAACATTGTCATACACGAATAGCGGGCGGTAACGTAGATAATAAGAGTGCGTGGAGCAAGTACGGCATTGATAGAGATATAGAATACAATCCGTCATCGATAGATTATTATGAATTACGATGCTGTGAATCTGATGCAATGCTATTTATGTTAAAATTTAAAAGGTAATTCAATGATATTAAGTTTAAGTGGACGTATTTCTTCTGGCAAAGATACAGCAGCAGATTGGCTAGTTAGTAAACATGGGTTTATTAGAGAGTCTTTTGCGGGAACATTAAAGTTAGCTGTTTCTAGCGTTTTCTCGTGGTCAATAGATATGATAGAAGGTAAAACTGTAGAGGCCCGTATCCAACGAGAACAAGTAGATACTTGGTGGGCAAACAGATTAAACATTCCAAATCTAACACCTAGATGGGCGTTACAAAATATAGGTACAGATGTATTTCGTAATCATTTCCATGATGATATATGGTTAGCAAGCTTAGAATATAAGTTACAGGAAAGCAAGAATAAGAATATTGTAATTAGCGATTCTAGGTTTGTTAATGAATTAAATATGCTTAAAAGTGCAGGAGCAACTACTGTTATGGTGAACCGTGGATTACCGCCTGACTGGTGGGATATAGCAAAACAAGCGTATTATGACCCAGAAGCGGTAAAGACAATGCAAATGCTTAACGTTCACAGGTCTGAATGGGATGCTGCTGGTTATACTTACGACGTAGATATTGACAATAATGGATCATTGTTGGATCTATACTCTAAAGTAGATGAACTAATCGGGTAATATAGATGCTAGTTTCCATGGTAATACCGAGTGTTGAACATCAATGATGCAGTTTAAACAAATAGTTTTTAGGTTAACCCAATTGGTATCAGATATATCGCCATTTATGTGAACGACTTCTGCTTGCTCTACATATTTAAATCTAAAACCACATTTTTCGCACTTGTCCTTTCGTTTATACCCTGCTCTAATCCAGCCTGCAACAGCAGGTTTTCTTTTTTTCCGATAACACGAGTCGCATTTCTTGCGATAATACGTTACATTGTTTCTGACGTTAGCTATAGCAACAGGCTTTTTCTTACATACAGGACACACGCCCCTATCTTTTTGTTTTGGTTGTCTAAATTTTATTCCGGCATAGTTTGATTTATTATAATAGTTTGGGTTATTTTTAGCGTCAACTGTTAATAACCACTTGGTCTCTATTTTGGCAAGTTCGTGTACATTCTTAACATATTCCAAGATCTGAGTTATAAAATTAGTATTCCCTAATTTCTTTATATCTTTAGATAGGTCAGTACTGTACATGTTGTAAGTATCGGCTTCTGACCCTATATGACTACCTATATATTTTTTATTGGATATTATGTTAGTAATTTCGTAAATAAAGCAGGTATGGTTGAGCATAATACTTCTCCTATTCGTATGTATTTATTGTATGGTGCATTAAATAGCACTTTTTTTCGTAAATGAATAAATAGATATAACACGTAATCACATAAGACTGAGTAAAAGACGTAATTGTATTTTATCTTTGCAGTAGACTACACACAACAAACATTAGGAGAATAAAACATGGCATTAGTGAGTCCGGGTTTAAACATCACCGTTATTGATGAGTCGCAATACGTCTCATCTGCCGTAGGAACGGTACCATTTGTATTATTAGCAACAGCACAAGATAAATTACATAATGGGTCAGTTGCATCATATACAACAAAAGCAAAAGCAGGACAATTACTAGCTGTTACTAGTCAACGAGATGTAGTAACCAATCTTGGTACACCCACTTTCCATGTTAGCTCAGCTGGTACACCGTTACACGGAAATGAAACTAACGAGTATGGATTAATGGCTTTATATAGCGCATTGGGTGCATGTAATCTAGCTTATATTATTCGCGCTGATATAGACTTAGCACAAATTGAAGGCACTGCAGAACGTCCAATCGGTGCTCCTGTTAATGGTGCGTATTGGTTAGACCTAACTAAATCTGCTTGGGGTGTATACGAATGGAATTCTGTTACACAAACGTATACTAATCGTACACCACTAGTTATTACAGGAACACCAACTACAGCATCTGCATACGTAACTTCTAATGCAGGCGTATGGACACCAACATCAATTGTTGGTACAGTTGGGTCATATGCTATTATGACAAGTCAAAACTCTAATAATATATTCTATAAAGATTATACTAATATTTGGCAACAAGTGGGTAGTACAGGATGGCAGCAAGCTTGGCCTGTAGTTACTAGTTATGTAAATAATTCATACCTTGGTACTACACAAACATTAGCGTCTGTTTTATCAACTAGTTCAATTACTATTAATGGAAAACAAATTAATAATTTGGGTACAACTACATCAACAGCATACACAGCTATTAATTCTGCTATTGCTGCAAACCTAGTTGAATTTGCTGGTGTTACACTAATGCCATTAACAGCATCAAATGGACAAATTAGTATTATGGTTACTTCAACAGCATCAAGTACAGGAACAACTACAGCAGACGGTAAAATTATTATTGAAGGTTCTCCTGCATCTGCCGCATTAGGATTATGTAATGTTGATACAAATAATACTCCGCAAGCTACTGAATATTTTGCTCCTGCATTAGAGTATGGTAGCTATGTTAATATTCCAAGCTGGAGATCAACTGATGCTACTCCTGCACCGTCGGGTAGTGTATGGCTTAAGACATCGGTACTAGGTTCAGGTGCAAGTTTAGTTATTAACGAATATAGTAATAATAGTAATTCGTGGGTTCCACAGGGTACTCCTGTTTATGCAGATGACGCAGATGCTATTTACCACTTGGATCCTTTTGGCGGCGGTAACGGAATTTCTGCAGGGTCTATTTACATTAGACAGAACGCGTTAGGTAACAATACAGCATCCTTAAGTCCTTTTATTAGGCAGACACAAGGTGTTACTAAAGTTACAGGAACGGCATCCGCATCTTCGTTTAGTCATAATGCACTAAGTTTAGACTCATTTACTATATCAGCTACACAGATTAATACACTAGGATGGTCAACACCAGTAACAATTACATTGTCGGCGGGTGCAGCCGCTGTTGACTTTGTTGCGGCGATATTAAATGCAAACATTCCTAATGTGTCAGCAGCTTTAACAGCATCCGGAGCAATTACTATAACGCATACAGCAGGCGGGTCAATTATATTTGAAAATATTAATAATCAACCATTAACCGCAGCAGGTATTACTGTGTTTAATGCAGTAAGTAATACAGCAGGTTTACCGCTATTGCCAGGATCAACTACTCAGTTATTATTAAGTAACTTCTCATCATTAACATATACTTATAATTCTGTTGCTCCATATACTCCCCCAGCCGATGGTACATTATGGTATTTTAATAGTCCATTAGACGTAGATATTATGGTTAATGATATTGGTGGTTGGAAAGGATATAAAAACGTAAGCCGTGATGCACGTGGTTATAACTTGGCTAGCACAGATGCTAATGGTCCAATTCTTTCTCCTATTGCTCCTAATGTACAGTCTGATGGCACTACATTGGTTGCAGGCGATTTGTGGATTAATACTGGCGATTTGGTTAATTTCCCAATTATTTCACGTTGGACAGGAACTACTTGGCAGCTAATTAACAATACTGATTCTATTTCACAAAACGGAATTGTTTTTGCCGATGCACGTTGGGATAATGGAAGTGGAGCGGATCCAATTGCAGATGCTCTACCTTCAATTACTGGGTTATTAACTAGTAACTACACAGACTTAGATTGCCCTGCATATCAATTATATCCTCGCGGTACGTTGTTGTTTAACTTACGACGCTCAGGATATAATATTAAACATTATATGTCAGATTATTTTAATGCAAACTCATTCCAAGAAGCTTACGATACAGGTAAATTACCAGCACAAAAAGCAACTTGGGTAACATCAAGTGGATTATATTCTTCGGGATCAAAGGCTGGAGCACCCTATATGGGTGCAGCAGCTCAGCGTAATATGGTAGTCGCTGCCCTTAAAGCAGCGTTAGATGGAAATGAAACAATACTTGAATCTAGTTTCCAATTTAACTTAATTACTTGCCCTGGATATCCGGAACTAATAGTTGATATGGTGGCATTGAATAATAATCGTCAAAATACGGCATTTATTATCGGTGATACTCCAATGCAATTACCAGCAGATGTAATGAAGATTACTACGTGGTCTATTGATTCGGATGGAACCGGGTTGGCTACTGCAGATCCATATATGGCAGTTTATTATCCTAGTGGACTATCGACAGATTTAACTGGTACTTCTATTGCTGTACCACCAAGTCATATGATATTACGTGCTGCTATTAAGAGCGATAACGTGTCTTATCCTTGGTTTGCGTATGCTGGCACACGCCGTGGCTTAATTGATAATGCCACTGATATCGGGGTTGTAGATCCTCATTCCGGAGCTTTTATACGTAACGGTATTAACCAAGGTATGAGAGATGCTCTTTACCCGTTGGCTATTAACCCAATTACTATTTTACCAGGTATTGGTTTATTAAACTTTGGTAATAAAACTAGAGTGGGTGTAGCAAGCTCATTAGACCGTGTTTCGGTTGCACGTTTGGTTAACTATATTCGTACTATCTTTGCTACTGTTGGTAACGGCTTCTTCTTTGAACCCAATGATTCAATTACTCGTAATCAATTGGCAAATATGATATCTAGTTCGTTGAATGACTTGGTTACTAAACGCGGTATTTATGATTATGCTGTAGTGTGTGATGCGTCAAATAACCCGCCGGATATTATTGCACAAAATGAATTATATGTGGATGTAGCTATTAGCCCAATGCGCGATGTTGAATTCATTTATATACCAATACGTTTAATGAATCCTGGAACAATCAAGTAATAGAAATTCTCAAAGGGATGGGAAGGGATAATAGGGCAGCAATGCCCTATTATTTTGAGTCATTAGTCCATAGCCATTTACTAGATCCGCAATCCCAGATACGAAGATATCCTTGTGCAAGTCTGTTTTCGTATTCGGTTAAATCTTGATTGTCGTTTTTATTTTTTCTCAATGA